GCGGTATACTGGGCATGGCGTGCGTCTGACCATTTGCTTACTCAGCAAAGCACACAAGAACGCGACGCAGTTAAGCCAGTCGGACACACAGTCGGCAGGCGAATAGAAATGGCCTACGGGCTATAGGAGCATACTATGGCATACATGCCCAATGGAGGCCCGATGCCTCCTACACCGATGGGTCCCGGAGGACCTCCTGGAGGCCCAATGCCCCCACCCGGAGGGGCGCCCCCGCCGTGGCTCATGGAGCAATTAATGCAGCAGCAGCAGCCGCAGGGCGGTCTTATAAGCGCCTTACAGCAATTGCTGGACCAGTGGACCGAGCGCGACCCCAATACCGTAGCCGGTAGTTATTACCACGATCTCGCTAATCTATTAGCTAACTTTGGGTAGGTAATATGCCCGCAAGAAAAGATAAACCAAGTGACGCCAAGTGGGTGCTAGATCAGCACCATTTTGCGCGTGACCTATACCACGAAGCTATAGACTTCTCCGAAGAAGTAGAGGAGTTATTTACCGCTAAATGGAGTGTTCCGCGTGATGCGGCTGACCAGACTACGGCAGGTGGCAGGGCAACCCAGCTAAAACCGGCCAGAGCAAGGGCGATACTGGAGAAGTTCCTTACCCTGCTGAATGTACGTGCCACGACCAAGGTGCAGGTGATACCGCGCAGCACTGGAGAACAGGAACAAAAGGCGTGTACGAAGCTGGAGAACTGGCTACTCGGTTACCAGCGCCAGTACATGATGGAGACAAAACAGAACCCGTGGCGCAAGTTCGTCTATTGGTATCTGCTCAGAGGCAGGGGAGTGATCGAAACCCGCTTTGACGTGAACCGTCTGGGGAGCGATTCCATGCCCATCCGCACCATCGTTACGGACCCGAACATGGTATTCAGCGTGTGGGGCGAGAACGGAGTGGGCTGGTACACGAAGGAATACAAGCGTTATGTCTGGGACATTAGCGCGGAATTGAGTGAACTTTCGGGTAGTAAGAAGCGCAAGATGCCCGAATTACCCGATGACGAGAACCAGAAGGTGCCGGTAGTCGAATACTGGGACAAGGAATGGCACGCTCTGCTTGTGGATGAGCAGCTCGTCTGGGTGAACCGCCACGACTACGGCTTCGTTCCCATTTGCGAGGCACACTGCATGGATACGCCCTTAGCGGATATGCGCTGGGCATACAATTCTGTGCTTGGGCCGATCATGGACAGTCTCAAACAACAGTACGCCGCAGCCTCCAAGCTGGCTACAGGCGTAGACCTATTTTATTGGCCCAAGGTGTTGGTGCAGTCTGCCACAGGCCAGGCCGTTATTCTCGACTCTGGTATGCCTGGAGTTGAAACCCATATACCCCCAGATGCGAAGGTGACGGTCATTCAGCCATCACCCAACGCCGCAGTGCTTGCTCAGTTGATGGGCTGGCTCAAGGCAGACGAGCAACTAGGCGGTATTCCTGAGATAGCCTGGGGCGCGGAACCGAGCAGTTTGCAGTCCGGTTTTGCCGTTTCGCAGGTCTTATCACAGATACTGGACAAGATCCACGACAAGAAGACTAACCTCGAACTAGCGATGGGATGGGACTTCTCACATAAATTGCAACTGATTGAGAAGTTTGGCCTGATGGAAGGTGTAAACCTCATGGTTCCCGCAGGGGACGCGGCCAAGGTCTATGGCGCAAATTCGCGTAAGTCCATGCTGATCGACATTAAGCCCGACGACGTGGACGGACGTAACCACGTTGCCGTTACCATTACGCCTGAATTACCGCAGGACAGGATGGTGAAGGCGCAACTAGCGCAGGCATACCGCGCCCCAGGCGTGGACGGTAAACCGCTGGTGGATGACCAGAGCATCCTGGAGATGTTGGAGTTCGAGCATCCTGACCTGATTAATCAGAGGATTAGAGAACAACTGCTTCCGGCCCAGTCTAAAGAGATCGCGCAGACCAGTGTCCAAGCAGCGGAGCAGGAATGGCTCACGGAAAATAAGGAAGTGGTAAAATTAGCCGAGAAACGGACTAACCCTGAGAACATGCCGAGTATGTCCCCAGAACAGATCCAACAACTGGTGGACGTGATGGTGAAGCAGAGGCTCCAAGAGATGATGGGGCAAGGCGGGCAACTACCCCAGATGATGGCAGCAGCCGAGCAGGGGCCACAGATGATGGCAGCAGCTGCGCAGGGACCACAACCATTACCGCAGAACGGCGGTGGACCACCCGGCGTAAGGCCAGAAGTGATGCCAACCCAGATGGGTATGTCCCCAGAGGACGTAGTACCAGAACTACCAGAATTGGAGCAGTACCAGAATAGACGCGCCGCCTACGGGCGACCACCTAGCTAGGAGAAGAGAAAATGGCAAACGGAAATAATAAGGAAAACCCAGGACTCCAAACGTGGGAGGGCCAACCCCAGCATATTAAAGATATGTTCGGCGCACACGGTGGGCGAGCAGCATGGGAAGAGGAAGCAAAACAACTAGAGATGGCATGGAATATAGCAAATCCAGCTGAGGTGAAGGGACAAGGGTATCGAACGTTTAACGCTCCCAGCCTACCCAGTGCCACCCCTATTCCAGAAGATCATCCCGGCCGTACCCCTGCTTATCAACACCCAGATGTTCATTTACCTGGATATAAGCCTTGGGAAGACTATACAGGTTATAAACGTCCCGATAGCACGCCTCCCGTTGTCCCTTCTGCCCCAATTACCCCATCAGTGGCGGATTGGCAAAAAACAGCCACATCTCCTTGGGGCGGTACGATTCAGTTCACACCAGGCGGTGCTGTCTACAGAGTACCGGAAGGGAGAGATGCCGCGTGGATGCAAGCAAACCAAGATTATTTGATGCGGGAAGGCTTTTACCTCAATCCAGAACAGTTCGGTCAACACATGGGGATCGACATATATGAGCCTGGTTACGTGCCGGGAACCTATTCTCCCACACAGGGAGTAGACCCTTCAGCATTTAGTCAAGCCGCTTGGGATGCAGTAGACCAATATCCAGGCCAAAAGGCGTTTCGAGATCACGTTCGTGATATACAAATACGTAATCAGCAACAGGCGATGATTGAGCAAATGGCTCTCGATATGTATGGTGGTGGCGGTTTTGGCGGTGGGTTCGGCGGCGGTGGGACCTTCGGCGGTGGGTTCGGCGGCGGCATACCTCCTGTTGTCGAAACAGGAGCATATCCTACAACGCCTGTATTCACGGGTGAACCGAGCTTTGCGGGTGACCCGACGCCTTCAGACCCCTTTATTAACTTAGCCCATGCGGGACTTGGCGCATTAGCGTCATCCGCACCCGCTGGCACCCGTGACCGGCTGCGGTCATGGCTGGCGGGGCTTGGCTACACACCACAGGGAGTTTTTAGCGGGTATGGCGAGTCTGAATGGAAAAGGCCAGAAGGTCAGGAAGGTCCAGCAGCTTTCACAGACGCTGATTTTAATACGTTGACTGACCCATCTATACAAAAATGGATAAGATGGTTGATGGGTAAGATGGGTTACAGCACCCCTACATTGTTTCCAGGCGCAGTAGCACCGTAAGACATGCCTTTTCACGATGAGGCCGCAGACTGGCTAAAAGAAAGACTAGCGAAGGCCAGAGCTGCAGAGCGCTCTAGACCGACGCGTCCATCAACTAGGCAGGCGCTGCCATCACCTAGTGTGAGGGTTTCCCCTGCACCTAGTTATCCGCATCAACCACCCAGTCAGGTAGCCACGGCGTTCCGGCGCAGGACGGGCAGAGATCCTGCCCCACCCCGTGCGCCAGTTAGGCAGCTCCCCGTTCGGCGTGCGCCCGAAAGCAACATAGCACAGTTTTTGCGGGAAGGCGGTGTCAGGCCCGACCCTATAAGGGTGCCGTTGGGTTCTGCGGGGAAAGTAACGCCGAGGATGGTGGCACAGCAACCTGAACCCGTAACACCTAGTGGTTGGCAAGACTTACTAGAGAAAGTAACCCCCCGTGATCGCCTAGGCGCCTGGAGAGAAGCATTCTTTGGTGCAGGCCGACCTACGGAGGACTCATATCGAGGGATAGGGCCAGGAGCGGCACCAGTACCAGTAAGAGATGTCATCCAAGCATTTGAGACAGCACCGGAGAGGCATGGCCCAATCGTCGGGACTGCGATTAAGATGGCGCCCCGTATTGCGGCTGCAGCTCCTATGTTGTTGTTACCGGGGGGGAAAGGCATAAAGCCTGCTGTGGGAACTATGCTTACGCCAGGTGGAGCTTTCGCAATAGCAGAACCCATAGATGAGTATATTCGCAAGGGTATCGACGCCGACCTCGACCGGACAACAGACCAGCTGAAGAGAGCTTTTAACATAGAAGATACGACTCCAGACCAGGAGGCGGCACTAAAGGCTTATGCCGGTACAGAACGAGAATCACCTGCTTACCAAGAATATATGGCCGAAAGATCAAAGCGGTCACTGGGGGAAAAGTTTGCAGAAGCGTGGGACCAAGTAACAGAACCCGACCAGACAAGGGTTGAAAGCCGGTGGTGGGGGGGTGAAAGGGCATTACGCCATTGGTCGTTTATCCGGCATTTGACACCCGGTGTCCTTAAGGGCGTACTACAGGGTTTAGCGGCACCTTGGGAAAAAGGTGTGGCTTCACACGTTGGGGCTGCGCTTTATGTAGCTGAGGCCACTCAGAAAGACTCACTGGAACGTCAGATCATAGAAAAGGGAGTAGACGAAACTAAGGCAAATAGGGCGAGAGCATGGTTAGCCGCGACCGGAGCAATGCCGATAGGCTACAAAACCGAACCGATAAATAAGTGGGACTATTCCAGTATAGGAACGGGTGAGGCACTAGAGAAAGGTGAGGAGCAGTATTTCAAAATGCCTTGGTGGGGGCAGATTCCCCTTATCTTTTTTGGGAACAAGTGGGATCCCCTTTATGGAGTAACCTTGGCTAATAAGGTAAACCGTGCTGCTCAATACTCTAAAGATATGGCACAACGATGGTTACGGCCCACAGGTCAGTCAGTGGATGACGTAGCAACAGCACTAAAAACGGGCGAGGGTTTCTTAGAACCAAAGACAATAAAGAATATAAGACGCATGGGAATACCAGGCATCAAGCAAGCGGCGACACTGGCACCTGAGGCCCGCACCGCTCTAGCAACCCAAGAAACCTCTACTTTCTATATAAATATGCGCAATAGGGCGGGCTCTGGCGAAGAGGCGGGCGAACTTTTTGAGGCACTTCTGGATATGGACATTCCAGAACTTGCCGACGATGCTATCAAAGTCCTACGCTCCTTTGGGTTAGGACCACGAAAAGCCAATGCGTTTGAGGCCATGCTTGACCCCTATAATATTATTAAAGGCGTCACATCGGTAAATGAGCTAGGAAGCCGGGCGGCGCTACTGGCTCGTGCTGTTGGCCGTAACCTTCTTACGAGAGGTGGGATAGATAGAGAGAGATCAATCAAGCGGATCGTGGACTTGATAGATAAAGGGGCTGACTTCAGTGCGGGTGCGTCAAGGAAGACACGGGCCGCGGCACAAGAGGAGCTAGTAAATCTTATAACGGATTCAGCCCACAGTGTGGCTGGCGGTGACCCAACCAAGTTACAGAAAATCCTTAAACCTTGGTCCAAGGTTCAGAGTTGGGCAGCCCGATACTTGCATCTGGGTTTGGTCCCCGGTTTTCCTGTCCGTAACTTTGCCACAGACCAGTATGTACTCTGGTCAGAGCATGGGAAAACGGTTCTTGGTGATGCTCTGTTTGTAAAAGGGAAAAAAGGCACCAAAAATGTCCGCCATACCTTTGATGAATACTGGGGTGAAATACTCGAACCAGTACGAGCATTGGGTTTCCGGGACTTTGACAATTTGGGCCAAGCCATGAGCAAACCACGCAAGTGGGAGCTTGGTTATAGAGGTAGTAAATGGGCTGAACAACTGTCTGGTAAGATTGCATCAGCGATCCCTCTAAAGCGACAGATGAATCAGCACTTCCACTCCGGCTCTGCCTTTGAGGACATTTTTGATGAGATTACGGACTTGGCGCCAGAAACCATTGACGCTCTCAGACGTATAATGAAACAAGCCAGTAATCCGCGCCAACTCAAAAGGTTATTTGAGGAGTTGCGTGGTGGTACTTTGGGTACACAGATAGCAGGTAATCACGCCAAACCACTTGCCGAAAATGGCTTGTTGACAAAGGTAAGTCAAATCCTAGAAAAGACTAAAGGTAATCCCGCACTCCTACGCCGGGAGGTAAATGTGCTGGAGGATGCTTTGTGGAGGAGAACGGAGCCACAATCAGTAATAAGGGGTGCGCCCTTCGAGAGTGGTACTGTCTATGAGGAGTTCCATCATCAGGCAAGAGAGATGCTCGATGACCTTGGTATAGGCCCCGCTGAGTCCGCAGCCTTTGAGCGAGAAGTCATAGCGGCTGCCAAACAGTGGCGGCGCTATATGGATACAGCGGTGGCGCGGGCATACCGTACCATAGATGAATTGCCCACCAACATACAAAGCCAATACATGCAACGGGCAGACGAAATAACCAAGGCATGGCACGAGGCCATTAATGCCGCTGGAACGGGTGTTTTGGCGGTAGGACGCGCCCTACGAGAAAAGATAAAACGGGAGGCGGTGGACAGAAGTGGCAAGAATACGCTTACCACCGCAGAATGGAAAAATTGTGGCAGGACGCAATGCGTGTACGGGAAGAGGCTTTTGACGTCCTCAGAAAAGATGCTGAGGAACAAGTCGGTAGGCGGGTAACTGCCGATGCACCGCAACGGATAACCACCGTAATGCCTGATATACCTATTACAAAGGCGCAGCCTCGCATTCCGGTTCAGACAGGAACAGTGACACGCGAAATGATAGAATCGGGCGAAGAATTGGGTCGCTTGAGGCCGGAGTTTCCAGCCGAGGTCAGGGGAATACCTGAATATATCCCGCGTAGCGAAACACCACCCATGCCTGATGACGTGGCGGCAATGAGGGTTTCAGAGGCAGTACAGACGTTGAGAAATTGGCTGGACGACCAACTGAACGCTAATCTTTTTGAGGAATTTGAAGGGGTGGCGCCAGGGCAGGGTAAGGCTTTCATAAAAGCTACTCGTAAGCTCTTAAATCGCCATGTAGCAGGCCGAACCCATTTCGAGGCGGTAGCGAGAAATGAGCGGGACTATCTCCTGCACAACTACGGACGTAAGTACAATCTAGATACCCTGCTAGGTGCGGCATACGGTTACCCTTTCTGGTATACCCGTACATTCGCGAAGTGGGCAGGCAAAACATTTACGAACCCCAATGCGATTGGTGCTAGTCTCCGGTTTATGAATAGTATTGAAGATGCTAACGAGGAGAAACCAATTTGGGAACGTGCTTCGGCTACCGTAGAGAATATCTTCGGACGCAATGAAATTGCTACAAACTTCATGTCACAAGTGATTCCGCTGGCCTTGATGCTAGAAGGGCAGTACACAAGCGCCAATAGGGTAAAGTCCATGTTTGGGGAAATCTACGAAAATATGTATGGCAATTTAGGGCCACACATTGCGATTAACCCCATTATTAATTACGTTTTACGCAAAGTAGGACGCGAAGCGGAAGCTAGTGCCTATGCAGGTTATATGGGTACAACAGACCGTACCTTTACTTCCGTAACATCTCAAGGTGCTTTATTAGGTCTTGATGATCTTCAACCCGGAGGCTATCACCCCCTCCAGGCAGTCCCATTTGGACTTGGACAGACAATTTATCCAGAGATGTGGGGACGCGGCTACGATGGGTCGACCCGCTTTTATGGTCCTTTGTACGAACATAAGCGAATGGGTACCGAGTTGGGCCTCATGATCGAGGAGAAAGTCATCGATCCGATAGTGGGCGTAGACGCCCTGCGGGTATCAGCGGACAGCAGTGCTTTTATAGGCGAACCAGCCATGCAACCGGCATACGCAGCCATAGATGTAGCACTGCAACGTATACGCACGAAGGACTTCGTGCCAAATCAGACCTCCTATTGGCTTGGACCGCGTGTGTATATTAGAGGCGAAGCTCAGTTGGCATCGGAAGAACACATCACAGCATTGCATGAAGAGGCAGGTAAACTATTCGCCAAACTTGCCGATCCGATGTATCCAGCAGATGATTTGCGTGCTGAGTTCAGGGAGTTCCAGGCCAAGAACCCAGACCACGTAGTAATGTCAGGTTTCCGCAAATACGGTGAAGAGCGAATACGCGCCTATAACTTTACTGTGCTTTCCCGTGTAGAACCTGGAAAACGCGGCAGGGACAAGTTGAAAGCTGCGGGCTTGGACTACGACTTGGTGCAAGCGTTCTGGGACAATGGTGGCCGTATTCCTAACAGGATCGATGCCAGAAAATTCCAAGCTGGCATAGATGCTCTGGGTATGATACTGGCGTTACCCGCACTATTTGAGGTGACAGAGTGGACTGCGGCTAGTACACGACGGGGTAACCTAATCGAAGCCCTACAAAAGAAGTACGGGAAGGAAATGGAGGAACTGATAGACGATTATTATAATCTCAAAGATACGCCGAAGGGTGAAGACCTGCTTACATTGCGACCGGAAATAAAGGCGTACTTGGACGAAGAGGCCACCGCTATTGCTGTAGATCCGCTTATGGCACCGTATTATGCTAGTTATAGCGTAGTACAATCCGCAATGCGGGCGACATTCTGGGACAAGTGGGAAGGGCAACTGCCTGGCTCGCCAGAAGCATACCAGTATTACTTGGAGAAAAAAAGGGTAAATGAGTGGGACTCCGCAATGCGGACTGCGTACCTTGAGCAATACAATCTAACGGAATTGAATAAAGAATATAACGCTTCAATGACTATCAAGGCTTTGGACGAACGAATACGAGCCTTTGCCGCTCAGGTTATAGTACCGCCTAAACATACCAGGGTTCGCAAGGATGCGCCCGTAGATACAGGGGGCGTAACAGTCCAAGCGGTCAAAGAAACGGCATTGGAATCGGCACGGCCACTTATCCGGCAACTGGAGTCGACTGGTGCGGCTCCGCGAACGATGACTTCTGCTGTCGGAACTGCGCCGGAGCCTACAACTGCACCCGTAACTACTGACCCACGTTTACTGCCACAGACGGACCAGACCGGTACGGTAATACAAGACTTCATGGACCACGAACAATGGGAAAAAGATTACCTAGAAGAAGAACAAAAGAAGCTAACGTATATGGACACACTGAAGCCAGATTTCGATATAGGCTTTGGGCAATTCATTGATGACAATGATATTAATCAAGCACTTTGGAATCAGTTTCAGGAAATGGGGATATTTGACCGGTTCCCGGTTAGCGCAAAAGGTGTGCCAGGAATTGTGGCTTATGTACAACAGAATGGCGGTGGAAGTATAAGGGAAGCAATGATGACCGAGACTATGGGGGGTAACTTCACCAAGGACCTCATGGCTTGGCGTGTTCTCGGTACTATCCAAAACTTACCGCATGAGGAGTTAGAAAAACTCAAACTACAGTATCCAGAGCTGTCAGACGTTGATATGGTGTACTGGGCGCTTTATGGTGAAGCGGAGCCAACTCTAGGTATTCTGCTAAAGAGTATGGGGCTTAGTGGTAGTGTGAGTGTTGACGGAGAAGCTGAAACTAATAAGGTGTCTGGTATTACGGCATTAACACCAGAACAGGTCTTCAAAAAAGAGGACATATTCGGCAGTCTGGTAATAGACGAGGACAACAAATTTATTGACACAGGTGACGTTCACGAAGTGGTAAGACGAATTGCTGACCAGTATATCGAGCCAGGTATTAAGCAGCAATACGAAATTTACCACGCCTTGCAGACGGCGTTGCAGTTTGCAGAGGCAGACGCGATGAGAGAGGCTAATCCTAATATCGTGAAGTTCATGTTACTTAAGGAAATGGTCTTTGATAATTTCAAGGCCGCCTCGCTCATACCCGGTAGTGATAAGTGGGTCAAGTTCAGGAAGGAAATGGATAGCACGCTAAAGACGGGTGGCATTGAGGCTATGCTGAAGCTCATAGACGAGAAGGGCTTGAAGGCGGTCAAGGGTCTGGTCAAGGATGTGAAAAAAGGCGCTAGGATAACCAGGACACCAAGGACAAGGAGTAGCAGAGGCAGAACAACACGCTCTATACTGTATGACTTCCATGCCTTGAGGACAGCGGCAATAGAGGCCACGCAACGACGTCAGGCACGACGACAGCAGGCACCACCGGAGCAGGAAGCACCGGACCTGAAGCCTTGGCTCTCGTTACATGCCAAATGGACACAGGAAAAGAACCCGATACTGGTCATGCTGATGGACTATTTCGACCTTTCGGTTTATGCAAGAGGAGCGCATTTACAGCGTAATCCTGACTTAGCCCGTTGGCTGTCTACCGTACCGGCAGCAGAATTAGCGGCCATAGAGCGGGCCTATTACATCTGGGCGCAACAGACAGGCAGGTTGACCCCCCGTCAGGAGCGCAGAGTTACTCGGTCCAGACCTGCACTAGCGTCTACTTTGAGGGTTTATAAGCCCCGCGGCGAAAGGGCGGGGATATAATTATGTGTAAGTCACTTATGCTATAATAAGTGGCGCAGTAAAAAAACTGAATATAGGAGAGTGTACCGTGGCTGAAACTACGAACACCGTACAAGCGGACGAGGCTGAAATCGCTGAAACACAAGCGCAAACGGCTGGATCTGAAACTACGGAGGAAACCGTACCAGCGGCCCCAGCTACCCCTGATACGGACACCATTCTGGAAAACAAGCGCACGCAATGGCTAGCGGAATGGAATCAATCTAAGGACAGGGAGCTGGCAAAGGTTCACCAGCAGTACCAGGCGCGAGAACGCGCCGTTCGGGCGCAAGCAAGACACCGGCTGGAGCAGGTGGGCGATGAAGACGCTGGGGCTTGGGAAGAACAACAGGCTCTCGGTGAAAAAGCCGCAGCCTACGACGCCATGCAGCAACAGGCACAGGCGTGGCAGGCGTGGGGTGACTACACCGCCCAGATTGCAACAGCTTATGGTCTGAAAGCGGACGATGCGCGTCTGGCAAATGCACAAAATGCTGAACAGCTAGTCTCGCAGGCCAAGAACGCGATGGCAGAAGATGCCAAAGCGGAGCGAAAACGGATACGGGACGAAGAGGCTCAGACCAAAAAGGATGCCCTGGCAAAGAAAGCTGCCAGTGGCGACCTGGACAGTCTGAGTGGCGCACCTGCCGGAAAGGTGGGTGACCTACGCGATCAGTATGAACGTGCAAAGAAGGGAGTTAGGCGCGGGAACACGATCGCACACACCGATTTACGGGTGAAATACCGTAAACTCGGACTAGATATATAGGAGAAATAAGACATGGCTGTTATAGACAGTCCGATTACTAGCTATTCGGATACTACTCCGCACAAGCGCGTAATTACGGACGTTATTGACCTGATTGACCCAACTGACGCTCCGGGCATTGAAGCTCTCGGTGGTCTGGACGGTGCCAGCTCGAAATTCCGTTTCGTGAATGGAAAATCCACGAAGATGGAATGGCTTGAGGACACCCACGCACCACTCGCAGACGCTATCAATGACGGCAGCAACATCAACAACTCACAGGTCACGATCACTGTAGACGATGCCTCAATATTCCAACCAGGGCATATCGTTCTCGTTGAGGATGAGCAGATGTGGGTAAGCTCTGTTAGTGGCGAGGTTATCACCGTAACTCGTGCATACAGCGGTTCCGCGGCTACTCATGCCGACAACACCGCCGTAACCATCGTAGGAATTGCACGTTTGGAAGGTGACGACTCTGACGCAGTAGCGTTCACTGACCGCACGGTTGGCTCGAACTACACCCAGATATTCCATCAGGAGATCAAGGTTTCGAGAACTCAGAACCAGGTTTCCCAGTATGGCATCCCTGAAGAGTTCGAGTATCAGTCCAACAAGGCTGTACCGCAACTCATGCGACTTGTCGAAAAGCAGATGTACCTCGGCGCCCGCAAAGCTGGCTCCGCTACCACGCCGCGTGCGTTTGGTGGTTTGGGTACGTTCGTTACCGACAATACTGTGGACTATGCCTCTGCCATTACCCAGGCCAACTTGGAAGACGGAATGGAACTGGCTTACAATGATGGCGGTCAACCGAGCATAGCTCTTTGTTCGCCAGCCAACATGCAGGTAATCAAGAACCTGTATGACTCATCCAGTTTCTTGCGTGTTGAGCGCACTGAAGACACCATCGGTATGGTTATCCAGAACGTGATGACCCCGTTTGGTGAACTCAAACTGGTTATGGACCGCTGGGCGCCTGCGAATACAGTGTATTTGCTTGACCCAGAGCGTGCGGGATTTGTCACATACTTCCCATTCACGTTCGAGCCACTTGCCAAGGTAGGTGACTACGAGCGCGGAGAGGTTGTAGGTGAGTTCTCCCTGTGTGTGCGCATGGACAAGGCACACGCCGCCCTAACCACATAAGATTAGGAGCGTAACATCGTAAGACTACAAGGAGGCCGGTTATGTCGGTAATGCAAACACGACCTGTGTTTCTGTGTCGCCGCTGTAACCGGCCTCTGGTAGTTGCGCACCTTTCTACGGTGCAGCCGGATCCTGATGGACGCCTGTTGCACGATATGATGTCAAATCTGCACAAGATCGCACTATGTGACCATTGTCAGAGACAGCGCAATTGGTATGCACAAAACGACAGGATTGAGGACTGGGAAGCAGGTAGACCGTGACCGTCAAGGTAGACATAGGCATAGCTTGCTCCAAGTTCCAGTCCAATAACTGGTGGCAGCCGGTACTAACGCAGTTAGTCTCAGTTGCCCAGGAAGGTAAGATAGAGATCGGCAGGGTACATGCAGTTAGCAGTGCGCTGCCGGACTATAACAAGAACTACATCCTAGATGACCGTAGACTTAGCCGGACCGACCATAATCGCAATAAGATAGCGGGTGGCTTCGTACACGGCGATAGTGATTGGCTCTGGTTTCTAGATGACGATACAGTCCCGCCACAAGGCGCCCTTGAACACCTATTGGCTATGCGGCGTCCCTTCGTGGCTGGCTTATATCATCTAGCCAGACCACCGCACAATCCACTAGCATACATACGGGATGAGAACGGCATGTACGCCTCCCTCTGGGAGTACGAACATGGCACCATCGCGGAAGTAGATAGCGTCGGGATGGGTTGTACTTTGATACAGAAACGGGTGTTCCTGGACATCATGGATCAATACATGGAGTTCCAGCGCCCTGATGGAAGCATCGTTCCGGTGCATAAGGATGATGTGGATAAGGACAGTAAAGAACTGGCTTTTTCCACGAATGGTATGGAACCCAAGGTAGAGGCCATGGTTCTCCATACGCCGTTGAAGCATAAAGCAGATGATGATCCGCGTGCCTTTCCGTTCTTTGCAATGGAATACGGTCGCACTGAGGATCACTTCTTTTGCGAGATAGCAGGACGGATTGGTTACAAGCCGGTGGTGGATACGGCCGTAGTGTGCCAGCACTGGCGTGAGTTTCCGCATGACAGGAAACAATTCGTGGACTATAAGGACAAGCACCCAGAGTTGCAGTCCGGGATAGAGGGGTTGAGCTAGGTGCAGGTTCTTGATGTAGGTTGTGGAGACAAGCAACAATGTCGAACTATATTTCCAGACGCGAAGATAACCACGCTGGACGTGGATCCGGGAACGAAACCGGATGTGGTTGCGGACATAACGCAACCGCTGAAACTGAAGCGAAAGTTCGACGCGGTGTTCATGTCTCACGTAATCGAACACATACCCCGCCTACAGGTAGTACCAACATTGCAGAATGTGGCGGCAGCCCTACGACCGCAGGGCAAGTTGTACGTAATAACACCGTCACTGGAGTGGGCAGCGCGACAGATAGTGCGCGACGAGGATCTGCATGTCTCTGTTCTGGCTAGTGTGTTCGGGAGCCAGGATAGTCCGTGGCAGTTCCATCAGTGCGGTTTCACGATGATGCTCCTACGCCAGGCCGTAAGAATGGCAGGGATGCAGGACATGGAAGCATATCAGAGCAGTTACACGATAGACATGGAAAGCGGGCCAGTGAAGGCCCAGCAAAACAT